AATGTTCCATCTTTTACCATACTATCTAATTTATTATTAATTTCTTTTTGAACGTCTAACGATTTAAAATAGTTGTTAACGTAATTTTGTAGTTCAATATACGCTGTGTGCAAGTTTTTTACGTCTATATGTAGTGTTTCAACGTCTTCCATTGTTTTATTTAAGTAATCAACAACTTTACAAAGAAGTTCATAGTAACTTAAACTATCATCATAAACTAACGGTAAAACTTTTTGACACCAATACCTAAAAGGTCTTAAATTTTTATAATCTCCTAAAGGATGAGCATAATCTGCTGGTGGGTTTGGATTAATTGTTCTTTCTTCCATTGTTTATCACTCCTTACCATAATAAAAAGAAAAGGTCACTAAATTCATTTATTACTTGCATATCAATATTTAACATGGTAGTTCTGTATTCAATTAAATATTTGCTATATGTCCCACTTCCTTGTTTACCTCTAACTGTTTCGTTGTGTGTTTCGTTATCTTTGCCAGTAGTTGATTTTGTTGATGTTCCACTATCATTATAATTATTATCTGTTGTTGTCTTTCTTGCATTTGTTAAATATGTACCACTTTCAACGCCGTTAAGACCTCCTTGTGGTGTATCTGAATAAGCGTCACGTAATATAGTATTATTATTTCCGTTATTATTTGTGGTTCCATTTTCTTTACTTTCATTTGTTTTTGTTAATGTGTTTGTTCTAGTTAAGTCTGTATCTATAAAAGGTTCAAACTTTAATCTAGCACTTTCATAAAGTTGATTGTAATAAGGCATTATTTCTTCAAGTTTTGTATTCATATAATACAACCACTGACCAACGGTTTCCATTCCGATTTCTCTAAAATAATAGTGTTTTAATATTTTAGAACATAGAAATTGCCTGTATGTTTCATCAAAGAATTTTGTCTTACTTGTAAATATTTTATTCCAACTTTTGCTTATAATTTCGTCAATATCGTCTGCACCCTTGCTATTTTCCAGACCGCTTTTATTTTCACAAATAAATCTAACTAATGTTGTGTATTTACTCATTAGTATCACCACCTTTTTCGTCTAGCTGTTCATTTGCGTCAATGAATTTAACTTTTATGTTAGTATCAAACATACTGTTAATGCGCTTAACTGCTTCACGTCTACTGTTTAATCTACTCATTCTATTTGCAATAGTACCGCCTTGACTTCTCAGTACTTCGTCAGTCACCATTCTTTCTTTCTTTTGATAACTCACATTTGTAATTCCTAAATAAGTTAATGCTTCATTCCATATTTTAGTCTTTAGTTCATATAGTTTATCAGCCACATATGGCGCTTGTGTGTTTAAAGATTTAAGAGCATTTAAGTCTAAAGTTTTATCACCAAAAATTACCGGCGTATTTCCATCATATTCTTTGTACAAGTTAATCAAACTTAAACGTTGTTTATCATTTGCTTGTACCAAAATAGGTGTTTTTTGCGCATTCACGTTAACATCAATAGTTCTATCAATATTGCTTAATCTTCTAGCAAAGCCGTCAATGTTAGTTTGGCTATTAGTGTGCATATAATTATTCCAGATAATAACGCTATCTTTTTCATTTAACTCTTTTTGATATTGGTTATATCTGCTATATGCACGTCTATTAATAGGATAACCATATACATTAAGTTGTCCGTTTGTTATACAGTTTAAGCATAAATTTCCTATAATTTCATCATTGAAGTACACCAAACAGCCGTCAGTAAATAACGCTAACTCCATGTATCTGCTATCTACTGTTTGTGGTAAATTTATCCACTCAAAACTGCTAATAGACAATTCCGTTAATAAGTCAAAATATTGCTGATAAGTTCTAATATTTTGTACTAGACTTTCGTCAAAGAATGTTTTCTTTTTTTTCAAAAAATATCACCACCTTAATATTATACGGTATTATCTAAGGAATAATTTCCAATTTCAGAGCCATTTTTCCAAAATGTTATACCTTTATCGTATATACTGCATATTTTATTCATATCGTCAGACGGGACGCTACCAGTACAAGTACAACCTAACGTTTTAACATAATTCCAGTGAGGTCTTGAGTTTCTTTCTGGTACTTTTACAACTTTAACAGCATAACCAAACATGGTAAAATAATCGTCTATCATTTTTGCGTATTGGTGTGTAACACAAACACCACCACCCCAAAATGACTGGGTCTGACTGGCTACGTTAATACTTCCGTTGTTTAGACTGCCCTTACCAATATCTGCACTAATACTAGCTTGATAACCTTGACTTAATATACTTGTTGCTCCGGCAAGTGCACCACCAATAGCCAAGCCAGTACCGCCAGTAGCCAACCCAAGTCCTGTAAGTGCTACAGCACCGATTCCGGCTTTACTTACATATTCACCAACAGCGGGAATGGCATTTTGTGCCAGCCACGCTCGATATGCGTCTGTACTCCAACTACACATTGGAAATCCTGTAATAGTTAAAGCTTCTGTTACACAACGGTTGTCTAGTGAGGATTTATAGCCAACAGGACGTAAACAGGCTTGTACTGGCATTGTCATAGATACGTCCACTTTAAATTTCGGTTGTTTTCCTCTGAAAAATTCGTACCTGTAAGCATGAGTTGAACCACTTGCGTTAGATACTAAATAATAACAATATGGGTAAGTGTAAAGTTTTTTATTTTTTGGTTTATATCCGTTCAATGTATTATCTGCACTTATCGCACTTGCTGTCAAATCAAAGCTTTCCGCTATAGAGCTATATTTTACTTGCACACCACCATTAGGAATACCTGTTTCGGATATGGCTATAACAGGACACATATACATTCCTACAATTGCGTCCGGTTTTTGATTATACGACTTTACTTTATTTGTAGCGCTCTCCCAATCACTAGAATTGTAAGCGAATATTGTGCAACCACCGTATACACCGTCATATAATGTCCCATTCGGGTCTTCTGACGTATCATTAATCATAACAACTATTGCCATTGGTTTTAGAATTTCTGTTAAATTTTTATAACTCTGAAAAACGTATTCCCCGCAATCAACACTTTCCGGCTCGATATGTTCTCCAATTTCATCAGTTTTTGTATGTTCTCGTTCAACAAAGCAATGGTCAATTGTGTAATTAAAGTGCCATGTCTGTAAAACATCAATTTCAAAATGTATTTCACTGCATTCATTATTTTTGTATGCAATACTTGTAATAAAAGCATAAAACCATTTATTACCAAAAGCTGTGTTTTGGAACATCATATAATTGCAATCATATAATCTATCAGCTTCAATTCCAACTAAGCAAATACCGTTATTTACTCTTTGGTATGTATAATTATTTAAGTCATATTTTTTCTTATTAGCGAAATACGTTGTTTGTGCGTTCACATCACCAAAATAAATAGTGTTGGTATATGTGTTATCAAGTGGGACGTCTTTCAATAATTTTATGTTTGTTGTTGGTTGTATATACATTTATATCACCTCGAAAGGGTGATTTTAACCACCCTTGTTATTTTACTGCTTTGTTAATGTGACTTTATCTCCTACGTTGCTTGCAGAAGTAATTTTATCCTTGGTATTGGTGTAAGTTTTATCGTTAATTTCCGCAACTAGAGTAATTTCTGTTTCGTGTTTACTAGCTGGAATCAGCAACGCACCGAATGGATGAACACCTATGCCATCAGTTGTCAACTGTTCTGTCTGAACGAATTTAGCTACATTAGGTTCGAGCGTTGCTCCATCCACCTCGCACTGTAATGATAATGTGATTGCTTCTTCACTAGTACTCTTGTCAACAATTTCAGCAATAACTGTTGCTGGTTCTGTTGTAGATGCAGTGTCTAAGCAAAATACAACGGCATTTGCGAACGGACTACTTGATACAGTTTTCCAAGTGTGATAGAAGTAATTCCAGTACAAACCACTAGCAACATATTTTTCAGTGAATTTGTTGTTGTTATCGTACACCTGGAACCAATTCTCGTCTAAAATGACAGCCTTTACATTTGATAATAATTCAAGTTCTGCTGTTGTAACTTCTTCGATTCCGTCTGAATTATTTCTAATAACTTCAAATCGTTCGTTGTCGAACGTTGTCCAGTTATCAATTAAAAACAGCCGTCCCATAAAATCTGCCTTATCCATGTTAAATGCACTTGCAAGTACCTCAACATCAAATTTAGCGTTAAACATGGAATCCATAAAGATAACCTGTCGATCTTTAGGTGTGTTTGTTTTTACTCCGCTTGCGTTGTAGTCAGACGACATAAAAGTTAACATATTAGAAATACCTCTGAACGCTGTAGCGGACTGTTTGAGATCTGTACCGTCACCGATACTTTCCGGCTTCATTTTGCCGTGTGAAATAGCTTTAATTAAAAGGTATTTAAACAAAAGGAATTCATCGTACTCAGCCGCCGTATAAATAGCATCTACAATTTTTGCAATAAGATTCTGTACACCGTCAATCGACAAGAAAGCTGTTTTAAGTTCTTCGTCTTGAATAGTAACAGGATACATTACACGCCAATTTCTAGCGTGAAAAGCTGATTTAACATCCGGTAAAGTGCGTTTAAATTCTCTTTCGTTACCTTTTTCTACATCGTAGTTAACTACTTTTGCAATATTTACAAAAATGTCTTCTACAGTTTCTCCAAACTCTAAATAACCTTTTTTCATGACTGAATATGGGTTGTTGAAGTTAGCACTTTGCACCCTCACAATTGCAATCCTGTTCACCAAAGCGTTAATAAACTGGTTAGCAAAAGCTGGTGTTCCGTAAATAATTTCTCCCACTTTAGGGATATCGTTTTTTGTTACAACCTCAGGGACGTTCTGCTGATAATCATAACTGGCATTCTGTCGAATAACGTTAAGAATATCAATAGTACTTGCCTGTAAAGTTGATACTGCAATTCTCTTAGGCATTTAATATCACTCCTCTTTAAATAAATCTTCAAAAGTTTTAGGTTTTTCTTCTTCCTCTTCCTCTTCTTCCTCTTCTTCGTCTTCTGTCTCACCTTTTTTAGAACTGTTGAAAAAGCGGTCTGTGTATTTCTTTCTCCACTTTGCGTCATTTTCTTCAAATTTAGTTTTCCATTCTTCGCTATCACCTGTAGAATTTCTCTCTAAATCGTCAAGAGTGTCAGACACGTCTTCTAAAAAAGAAATGTTTTCATCACTATTATCATCACCAATTCTAGTTTTGATAATTTCCATTAGTTCTTCTCTTGTTCTTATTGCCATACTATCACCTCCCTTATATTATAATATTTATATAAATGTTTCACGTGAAACATTATATATGATATCTAATCATCATCCAAACTGGCATACGATTAATGTGTGAACCAGGTGTTCCACCACCACCGCCACCAGCAGATAAATACCTGTACATCATAACGGCATTTCTTAACGCCTGTTGTCTTGAAAGATATATTCCCCCGTTTTCTGGGTGAATTTCCCAACTATTTATATTAGAATTATTTGCATTTTCTGATATAAAATCTAACGCGTCATTTGCAAATTCTATTCGTTCTTGTAATGCTGGAACACCGGGACGTTCCCAGCAATTGCAAAATGCTGTTGTTAATAGTGAGATATCTATACTAGGTGATTGCAAAAAATCAGTCAACGAACTAATTCCGCCACTTGTCCCTATCCAATCATTTTCTACAATTAAATATTGTAATTGTGCGTCACCGTCTATTCTTGAATAACCATTACTACTTAGCCAATTAAACAGTGCAGTTTTTCTACTGCCGTCCCACTGAAACATACCATACGCTGTTCCACCTATTTGAGATAATGCTGGATTAATATGCGATTCTCTCCAACTGTTGCCAGCTAAAGCAGATACAACGTATATACTAACACCGTAGCCAGTAGCACCACCAGAACCATAGCGGAATAAACGTGGAAAACTACGTTCGTAGTTTGGGTTTCCACCAGAACTACCTATAGACACTTGGTTAGCCAACGGTGCATTGTCTGTATGTGCACCCATAAAAACGGCTTTACCTGTTCCGCCTTTATAACACATTTCTGTGTGCCCCGACGAAAGTCCTATATCACCCGGAAGTATTTCACCGTTGGCATTAACTTCTGTAAAACCCAACCGAATTAATTCACTCGCTTGTGTGTAAGTTGTAAAAGCATTATGTGACGGCGCATAACTAGGCGTTTTAAAACCACCAGCTAATAGTGCATAATTTATGAAAGACGAACAGTCATAAAATGTAATACCGCCTATTGTCTGTTGATTTCTATACCTTTGTGAATAACCAACGTTCGGGGCATTACAAGTTTGTATAGCCCAAGAATAAGCTTTATTTATATCTGCCATTATGTGACATACTCCTTACCGTTGTAATTTGCACATATCCACCCACTAGGAATTTTCATCCATATGTTACCGTTATGCACCGTTGTTTCTTGACAAGTAACCCTTGTTCCATTCATTAATTGTCCTAATGAATTACAATATTTTCTAGCGTTTTGTGTTAATTGTGATTTTGACTTAATCAAGCCGTCTGGGGCTGACCTTACATTAAGATTATTAACACATACCGTATATGTGTTCCCGACAATATAACCGATAGTAGAATTATTACCAGTATATCTATAATGGCAGTCCCAACCTCTACTATATTCGTAATAAGGCCTAACGTAAATTTCTCTACCTGTTTGGTCACCAGTTTTTCCGCCTTTTGTCGTACCTTTTTCATTAATTGAAGCTGTTACAACATTATTTGCGTCAATTGACATTACAACATGATGCAATCTGTTTAAATGAATGTCTCCTTTTTTCCACGGTTTTGTACATTTTTTAAAGCCGTTAGCAATCAATTGTTTTTCAAGATTTCCTGTCCATGTTTCACGTGAAACATTAAAACCACCCTGTATTAATGCATTAGCAATTAATGAACTACAATCGTAGTCTTTTCCTTGTCTATACACTTGGTCATACCCATGTGTATTGTCTTTTGCAATATTTACAGCCCATTCAACTGTCTTATTAATATCTGGCATATTTATCACCTCATTAATCTTGATGTTTCACGTGAAACATCTGCATAAGTTTATCTGGTAAAATATCCGGGTTAATTTTTGTGATATTCTCTAATATAGATACTAATTCCGTTGTGCATACGTATAAAATGATAACTGGTAATATGTCAACTGGTAATTTAAAACCTACAATACTACCGTAATTATCCATAATCCAAGCAAGAAAATAACACAAAATAAAACCTACCTTTTTAAATAAGCCGTCACGCAACCGACTTGACTTTAATTCTTGTAATCTAATTGCTGAGATAATACCCGTTAACAAGTCAAGACCGTTAAACGATAAAGCCACTATAATAGGTGCGTAAATTTCCACTTTTATCACCTCACTTTTATTTAAGTATAACATAAAATTTGACATTTTGCAATAGTTGTGCTATAATAAATATAACAAATAGTTGTTCTATTACTACTATAACAGGAGATTTTAATATGAATATGTATTATGACGGAACAAAACTTTTATCCATGTTAGATATTAATGGGAAAAAACCAGAACTATATATGTGTACAACCAATAGAACAGGTGGTAAAACTACCTATTTTGGAAGATATTTTGTAAATAGATTTTTAAAAAACGGGGAAAAGTTTGGTCTATTATATCGTTATAATTATGAATTAGACGATATAAGTGACAAATTCTTCAAAGATATAGGTAGCTTATTTTTTAATAATTGTGAAATGACAAGCAAAAGACGTGCTAAAGGAATATTCCACGAATTATTTATTAATGACGTAAGCTGTGGTTACGCTTTGGCGTTAAATAATGCAGATCAAATTAAAAAATATAGCCATTTATTTTCAGACATTAGTCGTTTATTATTCGATGAATTTCAATCAGAAACAAACCATTATTGTAAGGATGAAGTTAAAAAACTTCTTAGTGTACACACTTCTATTGCAAGGGGGCAAGGTAAACAAGTTAGATATGTCCCTGTATATATGCTAGGTAACGCCGTAAGCATAATAAACCCTTATTACGTCCAACTAGGTGTTTGTACTCGTTTAAAACATGATACTAAATTTTTAAAGGGTGACGGTTTTGTTATCGAACAGGGTTATGTCGATAGTGCAAGTAGAGCGCAACAATTAAGCGCATTTAATAGAGCCTTTTCTAGTTCTGATTATGTTGCTTATGCTAGCCAAAGCGTGTACTTAAATGACAATTATAGTTTCATCGAAATACCAAAAGGAAAAAACAACTATTTATGCACAATTAAATATGAAAACTGTGAATATGGTGTAAAAGAATTTCCAGAATTAGGAATTATATTCTGTGATGATAAACCAGATACAACATTTAGATTCAAAATAACAGTAACGACAGAAGACCATAATATTAATTACGTAATGCTAAAAAAGAATGATTTCTTTATATCAAATTTACGATTTTTATTTGAACGTGGTGCTTTTAGATTTAAAAATTTAAAATGTAAAGACGCTATATTACACACGTTAAGCTATTAAATGTTTCACGTGAAACATTATATTGGTATCTTCATGAGTGTACCGCATTGAAGTAATAGGGTAGCACATTTGAAATATAATGCCTATATACTTTATCGTAATTGCAATGCGCTTTGTTGGTCTCTCATGTTATAGATATAGAAAAAAGAGGGTGATTATCACCCTCTTTTAGTTTATTCCGGTTTATTCATGTAGTTCTCAAATTCTGATAAGCATTCACTTTTAAATTCGCACAATAAACATATATGTCTACACTGTTTATCTATCCACTTTATTCTAAAAATTTTAATGCATTTGATAAGTTGTTTCAACAAGTAAAATCCCCCCTAATATTCTTTTAGGTCTTAGCTTATCTGGTACAGATAAACCAATTTTAAAGTCTGAAAAATCTCGTTTAATTGGTTTATTATTTTCGTCAAATAAAAAATTACGCTCCTCATCTGACCACATTTCGTTATAATTTGCTGTTCCTTGCATAGATAATTCAAATAAATCTTTGCATTTTTGTGGCATACCAGCGCATTTAATGTTATTATATGGTTTTTCTATAGGTTCTAAATCTTCTGCAATTACATGTTCAATATAAGTTTTCTGTCTTGTAAACACTGCCTTATCCCAACATGATTCTAACTTCCAGCAACAAAAATCCTTTGCGTGTACTTTTATTCCTTTTATCTGATCTGGTGGTAAATCACAATGTATGCTATCAGTATCAGCATATATGAACCCGGGATTGTTAACCCCGTGATAATTTTTTTGAGCCGCTCTAATAGTAAAATTACGTGCATAGCTTGTTATGGCTGAACCTACTGGGATATAACCAGGTTTTTTATTAGATTCTGATACAGGCAAAAAACCTATAGATTTATCATCTTTTACATACGCCAGTTTGAATGAACTATCTTTAGAACTAGCCATTTTTCCGTATAAATTGTTTAAAAACAATTTAGCCAATTCTCTTTTTGCTCCTTTTGATATTTGTTTCTGGTGTTTATATTTTTCTATGTACTCATCGAATATACCTATTTGAGTATAAAACCAACAACCATCTAAAATTTCAAAGTCGACAAGATCGTAATGCTCTTTAATTAAAATAAAGTCTGTCATTGTTAACGTTAACTCAACACGTGTGTCAATCAAATTTCCGTTTAAATCTCGATAATGAGTATAATACTGGTTAGTTGTTTTGTCGTACACGTCAGACGTTTCAAGAGATTCTGTACCTTTATATAATAGATTACCCTTTATTTGTATAAATGGTAACTTATCTTTTTTAATGTAAAACCTTGTCTTAATTCGGATGAAGTAATAACGATTATCCTCTAACGCTTCGTTGGGTATATAATTACCAGACCAAAATGTTGGCTTTCCTACTGGGTAAGGGTTACCGGATTCACTACTCATCATAGACGGATATAACGAATTTACATCAGCAGTCGTTCCATTATAATATATCTTATTTTCTTTACCTTTAACAAGATAGCACCAACCACCTTTATAAGATTTTCGCACCCATTCCCCGGCATTATCATATTTATAGATATTTTTGTCTATCGGCATATCGTATATGTCTGGAAACATTTCATTGTAATCAAGTTCATTTTTTAAAGAATGTTTACAAATATTTTTGTATTCTGACAGACAACAAGCACCAATAGTTAATTTATCGTGCCCCTCATTAAATAATATTTCAAGTGCTTCCTTTACCACTAGAACATCGTTCGCAATATACTTTTTTTCCTCATCTGTAATATTACAACCAGCATACCTAAAACCGGTATATTCAATTTCAAGTTTACGGTGCTTAGTCTTAAACGAATCTCCTATACGTTTAACTGAAAATGGTAACAGTTTAAGTGAGTCTCTTATCTCAATAAAATGGTTTTTTACTTTTATAATTATTGAATACCATTGACCCTTATCAGATATCGAATACTTAAACGTATTATTTTCCATATCTTTTTCTTGTAACCACTCAACATTATTTTCGTTCTCACCATTTTTTCTGTACGCCTGTTTATAGTGCTTATCTATTAACAGATATGACAGCCAGAATGACCCATCAAATTTTAAGTTATGATAATAAGCTACTATATTACATTTTAAGTCTATAAAATAGTCTAACTGTTCTTGAATAGAATGAAAAATTTGAACAGTATCATCTGTAAACAATTCAGTAGACGCACTAGCCCATACTTCTGTAGATTGTTGACCTTTATATACGGTTGTTTCAAAATCGCACATAAAGTATCTATACTTTTTTATTTTCATTTTATATCAACTCGTTATAATCTTCTTCAAGTTCTAAGGCATTCATTAAATTTTCTTTAAATAATTCGCCTTGGTCTGGTAAGTAGTCAATCATGTTAGACATGTACTGATATAATAGGTTAGTGTTATACGCTATTTGATATGTAACAATATTTCCATGCTCCGCACCGTCTTGCAACATTGTTGCAACGGAATGTTCATCATTTTCGTTTAATATCTTGTCCAACCAGCTTAACAATAATTCTGACGCCTTAGGGTTAAATTGTGAAACGTGTTCACGAAACCCAGATATAACAACACGATCAAAAAAACTTGTGTCTTCTGATATATTCGTTAGTGTTGCTAACTTTTTTAGTTCTTTTGACGTGTACTTTTTTAGCTCATTAGTATATTTTGTAAGTTGTGTTCCTTTAAATCCTTGTTTTCTTAACTCGTTTTCGGTAGGAAAATATAAGTCTATTCCCATCCCTTTTTTACGTAATCGTCTCTGATATGCCATAATTCGATTACGGTTACGGGTATATTCTGTTTTCCTTTTAGCCATTTAGTAAACCCCCTTTTACAATGTTTCAGGTGAAACATTTTTAGAAAAAAACATCGATCACGGGTGAGTGTGTGATCGATGTTTTTCACCTGTTCATCTTACTTTAATGATTCGACATCTAACAAGCAATTGATGTAATCTCTCCCGGCTTTTGTCTTGCCGGATGTTTTAATAACTGAAAATTCTTTACCATGCATAATGGTAGCAATATCTTTAATTGACCTCTTGAAAGTTGCTGACTGACAAGAATATACTTTGTTGTCCGGCGTAAGAATTGAAAGAATCTCGCTTTCTTCGCCTGTTGCTTCTTTAACATCAATAAAATTCAATGTTGCTGAAACTGAAATATGTGTTCCGTCTGCTACGTCTTTCATGGATTCGATAGCTGGCGAAATTGTCATAAGATACTGCTCAACTTCTGTTAACTCTCTGCTTGCTTCTTTAATTTTAATCATGGTTTTTTTCTCCTTTTTATTAGTTATTTTCTGCTTCTTTTTTTGCTTCTCTAGGTGGTAACACTGTTGCGTGTTCAATAAACTCCTGTTCTGCCATACCATAGAGGGTTTCCACTTCTCTTTTATCTACAATATGTACTGCCTTAATAGCATCAGTTTCGACAATTTTTTTAACCTCTTTAAGAAGCTTTTCATCGTCTTTGAATGTGCGTGATACCGTGACGTCTTTATTGATTGGCTCTCCCTTTTCAACGTCTAAGCACATAACATTAACTTCTGTTGTAGTGATAGTTCTTGTTACCATTGGTACTCTTGCCATAATTTTTACTTCCTTTCGTGTGAATGTATTAATTTTTGTTTCTATACAGGTAATACCTGTAAAGGGTGCAACGGGAATCGAACCCGTATTAAATAGGATGGAACGGGAAAAATTTTTTGCTTTACCATTTAAGCTATGCACCCGTGGGGTGGTGACGGTAGAAAAAGAAATTATGAGGAACCGCCACCTATGGCTAACGTAATAGGTTAATTACTTATTACATTATTTATTATATCAAAGATTTTTTAATTTGTCAATAGCTTCTTTATAATTTGTTGAACAAATTGTTATTATGTTTTTATCAAAACCAATATCAACAATATAACGAATATTTTCTATTTCCATAATAAAACGTTGAGTAAAAGTTTTAGCGTTATATTTTATTATTCCAATATGTCTTAAATACACTGAATTATCAAACTCAAGACGCTTCATATATAAAAGATTATTAGAATATCTTACTACTTTCTTTTTACAAGGGTTCTTATAACATTCATATAATGACGAATAACATCGCATTAATTCTATATCAGAAGCATTCCTAAAATTATCAAACGCTATATAGTCAACAAATTTACCCTCTACAACTTCAAATGTTTTATTATTAATCGTGATTATTTCCGTAAAGCTAACACCTCTTCTTTCATAATATTAATTGCAGACATGTATCCGTAAGTTGATACTAAGCAATAAACTTTATCAAACGAATACACTTTAGAATAAAAAGATATGCTTAATTTAAAAGTATCATCATACATATCATATTCAAGACAAAAACAAGATTCGTTTAACAAGCTCTTAAGTGTTCCTAAATTTATAACTTTATTATCAATAACTAAAATTTTATACATGTTATACATATTTTTCTCTCCTTTTTAATGTT